GAGCAACTCGAGTGGCGTGGCCTTCGGCTTCCTGCTTTAATCTTAAAATCATGATAATGAGCCCGCCCCGTGCGGGCTCGGAAGGAGAACGACATGAACGAAACAACGAAAGAAACGCGCCGGGAGAGCTACGACGCCATCCTTCCCAAAGTGAAGGAACGCGCCCGCCTGATCCTCGAGACACTCGGCAGCAAAGAAATGACCGTCAGTGAGATCGCCGAGGAGCTCGTCAGCTCCGGCAAGATCCCGTACTTCAACCGCAACTACGTCGCGCCCCGCCTCACAGAGCTGAAGGACATGGGGATCGTCGAGACCTGCGGCCGTAGAAAAGCAACCAGATCAGACGCCACCGAGGCCGTGTGGCGCCGCGTCAACGTATAAGGAGGACAAAACCATGGAAAAGAAGAACCAACAGATCAGCCGCGCCACATACAAGCGCATCAAGAGCATGGATCGCGTCCAGCTCTCCAACTACATCACCCGGATCTACCTCACCGGCTTCGAGGCCGGCCGCAAAGCGGGCACCCCGGACGTGCTCTTCAGAACGATCCGCGAGCTCCTGCTCGACACCGAGGGCATCGGAGAGATCAGAGCGAACGCCATCATGAAGAAGCTCGGCGCCATCTTTGCGCCGCAGGCTTCCGAAGAACCGACCGAGGAAACCGCAGGAACTCCTGCGGAAGATGTACCGAAAGACGAGGAAAAGCGCAGCTACAAGCCGAAAATCATCAAGGGCAAAGTCCACGACACCGGGTACCCGATCGACGGCTGCGTGATGCTCTTCAGTATGTGGGACTATGACAACCACGACAGCTGGCACCTCTACGGCTGGGACGACGACGTCGATGACGCTGTCATGAGAACGATGCACCAGACCGACGAGATCTACATGGACGACACCCCGGAACAGTTCGCAGAGCGCTGGAAGGCCAAAGAGTACGAACCCGACGGCGCGTTCTGCCTCGATCTCGACAAGGTGGAGGTCATCGAGGTGCTGCAAGAGGAGGAAACAGCATGAAGGCCATCACCATCTGGCAACCATACGCCAGCCTGATCGAGTGCAGGCTGAAGAAATACGAGACCCGGAGCTGGAAAACCAGCTACCGGGGCCCGCTCCTGATCCACTCCGGACAGAGACCGATGCGCTGGATCCTGAAGCACTCCGCCGAGGGCGCCTTGGACGTCGCGATCGAGCAGTTTGGCATCGACCAGCTGATGCAGCTGCCCGTCGGCCGCGCGATCTGCGTCGTGGATCTGGTGGACTGCATCGAGATGACGCCGGAGTTCATCGCAGCCCAGAGTCAGACAGAGCTCGCCGTCGGAGACTGGGAGCCCGGACGCTATGCGTGGAAGCTGGCGAACCCTCGGAGCGTCGAGCGGGTGGAGCTTATAGGCAAGCAGGGCCTCTGGAACGTAGAGAACGCCCTGATCAGGAACCGCTGCTGCTTCTGCGGCGCCGGTATAGACAGAAAACACGAACACAACCCCGCGCCGGCAGGCTCGGGAGTATGCTGCGAGAAGTGCAACAGCGAGATCGTCATCCCGGCACGGATCGCGGCCAGCAGAAAAGGAGGAACACGATGAAGTGCTCAGAATGTAACCACTGCGAGTTCGCCGAAGATAAGAAGGGCGGCGTCCATCGCTATTATTGCAAGCATAAGAAGGCAGCGGCCAGCGTCAACGCCACGGCCCGCCTGATCACCAGAACCAAAAGGCACGAGAAAGAGCTCACGGTCAAGACTGCACCGCGCTGGTGCCCTCTGAAGGAGGAGGTCGACAGCCATGGCGCAGAATAAGACCACCGGAGAGCCGAGAACACACGCCGCCGGGATCCCGGTCTACTGCACCTATGACGAAATCGTCCCGACCGCATCCCTCAAGCCGAACCCTCTGAACCCGAACAAGCACCCGCAGGAGCAGATCGAAGCCCTCGGTGGGATCATCAGGAAGGCCGGCTGGAGGAACAACATCACCATCAGCACCCGCTCCGGGCTGATCGTCAAAGGACACGGCCGTCTGATGGCTGCGCAGCTGGAGGAGCTCGCAGAGGTGCCCGTCGAGTACCAGCACTACGCATCAGAGGCCGAGGAGCTCGCGGATCTGACCGCAGACAACCGCCTCGCCGAGCTGGCCGAGACCGATCGCGCCATCCTCGCCGAAGTGTTCGCCCACATCGACACCGGAGAGATCGACTTCTCCCAGAGCGGCTACACCGAGGACGAATACGAGGAGCTGACCACAGCCCTCTCCGAAGCGATCCACAACGATCTGGAGGATCCCGACGTCGTGATCGAGCCGCCGGCCGAACCGGTGACGAAATACGGAGACATCTGGATCCTCGGAGGCCGCCACAGAGTCATGTGCGGCAGCTGCACCAACCCGGAGGACAAGGCGAAGCTCCTGAACGGCGAAAAGCCGCAGATCCTCCTCACCGATCCGCCGTACTGCTCCGGAGGAAGCAAGGAAAGCGACAAGAGCACCGGCAGCATCGGCACCATGAGGAAGAACGGAGAGCTCCCCATGATCGCGAACGACATCCTCAGCACCAGAGGCTACCAGAATTTGATCGGCGCCGCTCTGGCCGACATCCCGTGCGTGTATGCGTACATTTTTACAGACTGGCGCATGTGGGTGTACCTCTTCGACCTGACCGAGAGCGCAGGCTTCGGAGTCAAGAGCATGATCGTCTGGAACAAAAAGACGCCGGGCATGGGCGTCGGCTGGAGATCCCAGCATGAGCTCTGTCTCTTCGGAACCAGAGCAAAGACACACTTCAACGGCCACAAGGGCTACGGCAACGTCCTCGAGATCAGCCGCTCCGGCAACGAGCTGCACCCGACTCAGAAGCCCGTCGAACTGATCGAGAACCTGCTCGACAACACAGACTTCGCTGCGGGCGTCTATGACCCGTTCGGAGGATCCGGCACCACAATGGCGGCAGCCGAAGCGCAGAACCAGAAGAGCTTCATCATGGAGATCGCGCCCGGCTACGTTGACGTGATCGTCAAGCGCTACATAAAAATGACGAACAGCCGGAACGTCAAATGCATCCGCAACGGGGAGCAGCTCGGCGTAGAAGAGATCGCCGGGATCTTTGAGATCGCCGTCAGCGACGAAGGAGGTGGAGAGGATTGATGCGTCCGACATAAGTGAGTAAAAAAACGAGTCCAACAAAAGAGAGACTGAACGCCCACCGGGACATGCTCGAAAAGCTCGCCGCTCTGAAGCAGGAGCTCGAGTTTGCGGAGCAGTCATACGGCGACGTCAAGAGCCCGAACTACGACGGCATGCCGAAGAGTCAAGGCGACCCGCGCCGGAGCCCGATGGTCGAGGCAGTCATACGGAAGATGGAGCTCGAGGAACGAGTCAAGAAAAAAGAGGCCGAGATCGCTGCCGACTGGGCGGAGCTCGAGCCCTTCATCGAACAGCTGCAACCGATCGAGACGCTGGTCATGAACCTGCGCTACTACTACGGCGCCGAGTGGGAGGACGTCTGCTTCAACCTCTACGGCAAGCGCAGAGACTACGCGATCGAGGTCGACCGCTACATGAACCGCACCTTCAAGATCCACGGCCGCGCACTCCTGACGCTCTCCTCTCTGATGGAGGGAAACGACGGAGAACTCCGCAGGACTTCCGCAGGAACTCCGCAAGAAAGTCAGTAAAAGGAAGCGCCCGGCAGTAAAACGAAGTGAAAAGCAGCGGAAACAGTGCTAAAATGATAAACTGAAAAACGCCGTCGAGGAGAGACCCCTCTCCCCGGCGGTATTTTTATACCCATGCGGGCATGGTGGAATAGGCAGACACGTGAGTCTCAGAAGCTCATGGTCGCAAGATCGTGCGAGTTCAAGTCTCGCTGCCCGCACCATCTTCTGACAGAAAGGAGGGCGACCGAAGTGTCGAAACCCAAAGGAGCAAAAGGCAGCATGACCGTCGCGCTGCAAAACTTCGCCGGACTCCGGGAACAGCTGCAAGGCATGGACGAAGCAGCCGAGCGAGCCGTCAAGAGGACGGTCTCCGACTTCAAGAGCCGAGCCCCGGCATGGATCAGCCAAGCCGTGACCGAACACTACGGCATCAAGAAGGCCGAGGTCAAGGACGCGATCACCGGCACCAAGAAAGTCGGCAAGGTAAACATCGGCGGCGTGGCAGTCGACAACGTGGCCATCGAGTACAGCGGCCGCCCCCTCACTCCCACCCACTTCAAGATGAAGCCGACCAAAGTCCCGGCCAAACGCGAGAAGGACTTCAGACGAGTCCCCGGCGCAGGCGTAGGAGAAGGCGGCAGCGACGTGGCCATGGTCAAGGCCCCGGCCCCGTACTCCATCACGGCCGAGATCAAGAAGGGCAAGCGCGTCACACTCAGCGACGAAGCATTCCTCGGAACCAACAAGGGCACCGGCATGATCCCATACCAAAGAGACGGCGACGGCCGCACCCCGATCCGAAGCATCAAGACCGTCAGCGTCCCGCAGATGGTCACGAACCCCGAGGTCGCGGAGCAAATTCAGAAGAACATCGACGAAGGATTAAGCAAAAGACTCCAACATCACGTCGAGCAAGAGCTCAAGAAGCGCGGAAAATAAAAAATTTTTTCTCGGTAGGTTCTTCCGAGAAGAAAAAACGCCTGCGGTGCTGGCGAGCCCAGAAATCGCGCAGGCTCAAAAAATTTTTTTCAGGGCATTTCGTTTCGCGAGGCCCTGCTGAAAGGAGGCAACCATGCTGGACAAACCGACGACCGCAACAAAGCAGAACCTCGTCGACAGCAAGATCATCGCGCAGCTGTTCGGCGTGACCACTCGGCGTGTGCAACAGCTCGCGCAGGAGGGGATCATCTCCGCCACCAAGCAAGGCAACGCGAACAAGTACGATCTGCTGCCGACCATACAGCGATACATCAAACACCTCAGCGAGAAGGCCAACGGCAAGGAGGCCACCAAGAAGGACACCGAGACCGAGGGCCGCAGGCTCGAGGCTGAGGCTGACCTGAAGCGAAGCAAGGCCGACATGGCTGCGCTCCAGCTGAAGGAGCTCGAGGGAAAGATGCACCGCTCTGAGGACGTGGAGGCAGTCATGACTGACCTCGTCTACACGATCCGCTCGATGCTCATGGCACTGCCCGGCCGTCTGGCCGTGGACGTCGTGAGTGCAAAGACAGCCGCCGAGGCTTCCGAAGTCATCCGCGCCGAGGTCTACAAAGTCCTCGAGGAGCTCGCCGGCTATAAATACGATCCCGAAGAATATGCTCGGCGGGTAAGGGATCGGGAAGGCTGGAGCGACCTCTCCGATGGCGAGGACGAATAAAGCCAGCACCGCCAGACTGAACGCAGCGATCGCGGGAGCTCTGAAGAACTTCAGACCGCCCGAGAGCCTGACCGTGGACGAGTGGGCCGACAAGTACCGCCGACTCTCGCCCGAAAGCTCGGCCGAGGCCGGCCCATGGAGAACAAAGCGCACCCCGTATCTGGAGGAGCCGATGAAGGCCTTCACAGATCCGAAGGTTCGCAAGCTCGTCATGGTCGCCGCTTCGCAGGTCGGCAAGTCTGAGCTCGAGCTCAACATCATCGGCTACATCATCGACCAAGACCCCGGCAGCATCCTCTACGTCCACCCGACGATCGACGACGCGAGGAAGTTCAGCCGCCTCCGCGTGGCCCCTATGATCCGAGACAGCCGCCCTCTGAAGGCGAAAGTCCACGACGTCAAGACGCGCGACAGCGGCAACACCATCCTCCAGAAGTCCTTCCCGGGCGGCATGCTGACGCTGACCGGTTCCAATAGTGCCTCCGCTCTGGCGTCCACTCCTGCCCGGTATATCATCGGCGACGAGCGCGACCGCTGGGCGACGAGCGCCGGTACCGAGGGCGACCCGTGGGCTCTGGCCGAAGCACGTCAGGCGACCTTCTACAACGCGAAGGCCGTCGAGGTCTCGACGCCTACCATCAAAGGCGCCAGCAACATCGAGACCAGCTTCTACCAAGGCACGCAGGAGCGCTGGTGCCACCTCTGCCCGGAGTGCGGAGAGTATCACGAGATCGTGTTCGACTCCATCCACTTCGAGCCCGAGGCCACGAGGATCCGCGGCAAGAAGTCGTGGAAGCTCAAGGGCGGGATCTTGTGGATCTGTCCCGGATGTGGCTGCCTCGTTCCTGAAGAGACGATGCGGCGCCAGCCGGCCAAGTGGATCGCCGAGAACCCGGACGCATATCTGAAGGGAGTCAGATCCTTCTGGCTGAACGCCTTCAGCTCCCCGTGGACTCCATGGGAGAAGATCATCCTCAAGTTCCTCGACGCCAAGAACGACCCGCAGCGGCTCAAGGTAGTCTACAACACACTGCTCGGCCAGCTCTGGGAAGATCGTGGAGACCTCGAGGACGAGGACACCATGCTCGCAAGGCGCGAGGACTACGGCACACGGTCAGACGGCGCACCCGCCGAACTGCCGGACGGCGTCCTCGTTCTGACCTGCGGCGTCGATACTCAGGACAACCGCCTCGAGTACGAGGTCGTCGGTCATGGTAAATACGGCGAGACGTGGGGCATCGCCAAGGGCATCATCCCCGGGCGGCCGGACACCTCTGAAGTCTGGGAACGCCTCGACGGCGTGATCGACCACGTCTACACCTTCAAGAACGGAAGAGGCCTGAAGATCTCCGTCACCTGCGTCGACTCCGGCGGCCACTTCACTCAGGAAGTGTATGCGGCATGCCGGGCACGTCTGGCGAAGCACGTCTTTGCTATCAAGGGCAAGGGCGGCGACGGCATCCCCTTCGTGTCTCCTCCTTCCAAGGTGGCCATCAGAGACAACCGCAAGATCACCTGCTGGCTCTACACCATCGGCGTCGATGCCGGCAAGGCGGCGATCATGGGGAACCTCAAGGTGCAGGAACCCGGGCCGAAGTATTGCCACTTCAGCCGGAACCCTGACGCCGGGTACGACATGAACTTCTTCAACGGCCTGCTCTCCGAGAAGCTGGAGCTCACACGCACCAAGCGCGGCGACCAGTGGGCGTGGGTGAAGCTACCCGGCCACAACCGCAACGAGGCACTCGACTGCCGCAACTATGCGCTCGCAGGCTTCAAGATCTGCAACCCGGATCTCGACGCGATCGAGCGGAGCCTCAAAGGGCTCGAGGAAAAGAAGCCGGCACCGAAGCAGCCGGCACGATCCAAGACTAAACGCAGCAAGGCGGCCGACGCCTTCAACGACTGGTAAGGAGGAAGAACACCATGCAGACCACTCAGATCAAGGAAAAGCTCGAGAGCGCCAAGAAGCGCCTCGAGCTCTACTATAAGCGCGAGGCTGAGATGCTGGACGGAGGCGTCCAGAGCTACGGCCTCGGCACTCGCAGCGTCACAAGGTACAACACGGATCTCGCACAGATCCGCAGCGCGATCTCTGAGCTCAAGAAAGAGATCGCCAGCCTCGAGGCGCAGCTCGCGGGCGGCAAGGCCCGCAAAGCCGTGGGCGTAGTACCCCGCGACTGGTAAACCCGGAAAGAGGCCGCAAGGCTTTTTTCATATAAGGCGACCGCCCGGGAGCTTTTGCTCCTTTTGCTTCCCGGGCGCCGCCACCCACCTGAAAGGAGGTGAGCACCATCAGCAAGCCAAACACACGCCCACAAGGCACCAAACAGACACGCCCGCAGAACAAGGGCTACGGAGACGCCGGCGCCAGCCATCAGAAGAAGGCCGTCAAGGGCTTCAACGCTATGAGCGGAAGTCCGCGCGAGGACATCGACGTCAACAACTCCACACTGCGACAGCGTGCCCGCATGCTCTACATGGCAGCACCCATCGCGACCTCGGCCATCAAGACCAACCGCACCAACGTGATCGGCGTCGGCCTTCACCTGAAGAGCCGCATCGACCGCGAGGTTCTCGGCATGGATCAGGCGGCCGCGGACGCATGGCAGGCAAAAGCCGAGAGGGAGTTCGCCCTCTGGGCTGACCGTAAGAGAGCCTGCGACGCCACCGGCGTCAACAATTTCTACGCGATGCAGCAGCTCGCTCTGGCTTCGTGGCTGGTGAGCGGTGACGTGTTCGCAGTCGTCAAGCAGTACGACCCGACAGATCTCACGCCCTACTCGCTGCGCATCCACCTGATCGAAGCTGACCGCATCGCAACACCTACGGACAGTGGCATCATGACCCCGCAGTTCCTCACGCAAGGCAAGGCCGCCAACGGCAACACAATATACGACGGCGTAGAAGTGAACAGCAACGGCATGATCGAAGCGTACCACATCCGCAGCACCTACCCCCTCGAGTTCGGGGCCGCCACAACAAAGTGGCAGCGCGTGGAGGCCTACGGCAAACGCACCGGACTGCCGAACATCCTGCACATAATGGAGAGCGAACGCCCGGATCAATACCGCGGCGTCAGCTATCTGGCGCAGGTGATCGAGCCGTTGCTTCAGCTGAGGCGATACACCGAGAGCGAGCTGACCGCCGCCCTCGTCGAGTCCTTCTTCACCGCCTTCATCAAGACGGAAGCAGGAACAGCTGACAACCCGTTCAACGAGGTGGGGAGCTCACTCCCTGAGACAAGCAGAGATCCGAACGAGTACGAGATGGGCCCCGGCCAGATCAACATCATGGAACCGGGCGAGGACGTCACATTTGCCGATCCTAAGCGCCCGGCCTCTGGCTTCGAGGGCTTCATGCGTGCCATCTGCGAGCAGGTGGGCGCAGCTCTGGAAGTGCCCGCCGACCTTCTGCTCAAAGCCTTCAACAGCTCGTACAGTGCGAGCCGTGCGGCTCTGATGGAAGCGTGGAAGGCCTTCAAGATGCGCCGCGAGTGGTTCGTCGGCGACTTCTGTCAGCCCATCTATGAGATGTGGCTGGCCGAGGCCGTCGCTCGCGGTCGTATCTCAGCGCCGGGCTTCTTCACGGATCCGGCGCTCCGCGCTGCGTATCTCGGCGCCGACTGGATCGGCCCCACTCAGGGACAACTCGACCCGACAAAGGAGATCACGGCGGAGATCCTCGCCATCGGCGAAGGCATCACAACCCGTGAGCAGGCGACCATCAGGCTCAACGGCGGCCAGTGGGATGCCAATGTCGAGCAACTCGCTCGAGAGAACGAGAAGCTCCGCGCTGCGCAGGGTGAAGCGCAACCGGGAACCGCGGCAGATCCGCAGCTCTCGAACATCATCCGCGCGGTGGTTTTAGAAGCCGTGAAAACTGTCAAGGAAGGAGAAACCCATGAGACAAAGTAAAGCACCCCGACTCTATGCCGGGCCCGCGCCCGTCGCTCCTGCCGGCGTCCAGATCACGAAGTTCTGGAACATCGCCAGCACCGGAGACGACAGTGGCGAGATCCTGCTTTATGGCGACGTCGTGAGCCGTCAGCCCGTGGACTGGTGGACGGGTGAGCCCGTGGCCGGTCAGTTTATCACTCCCGAGGGCTTCCTCGAGGATCTGGAAACTGTCAAGGACAAGAGCAACATCACCATCAAGATCAACAGCTGCGGCGGCGATCTCTACACCGGCATCGCGATCCATAATGCGATCAAGGGCCTCACCGGCGCCAAGACTGTCATCGTCGAAGGCATCGCAGCAAGCGCTGCGTCTGTTATTGCCTGCGCAGGTGATGACGTGCAGGTCTACCCCGGCAGCATGATCATGATCCACGGAGTCAGCGGGCTCCTGATGGACTACTACAACCTCACCGATCTGAAGAAGCTCCAGAAAGATTTTGACGCAAGCGAACGCGCCATCGCGGAGATCTACCACGCCAAGACCGGCATCGCTGTCGATCAGCTTCGCAGCATGATGACCCGCGAGACGTGGATGGTCGGTCAGGAAGCAGTCGACAACGGCTTCGCCAACACTCTGATCGAGGACGAAGGCCCTGCCGCTGCTCTGAGCGCTGACAAGAAAGTGCTCCTCGTCGCAGGCATCCGCCACGACGTCGGCGCCTTCAGGCGCATCCCCGGGGC